GGGGTGGCGGTGCTTCTTTGCCGTTAATGTCCGTCTGCTTGTAGCGCAAGACCGGCTGGGATTTGATATTCGCCTGCGCCCACTCGTTTTCGTGACCTTCATCCTGACCTTCAGCCAATAGCCACTTGGCCTTGGGAGCCAGCGCAATGCTCTCAGTCATAGCCGTCTGCCAGTAGTTATACATACGCTGGGAGTCCTTGGCCTGACGCACCAAACCGTATTTCTTACGCTTATCCTCAACGGTCAACTGCTGGCCATAGACCGGAATCAAGGGAATAAACTTACCTGGCCATGTGCGTTCTTCTAGCACTTCCATGCCGGTCAGCTTGCACCACTTGACGCTCTTACGCATAGTGTCACGCTCGGCAACCACCTCAACACCAGCAGCGGCCATGATTTCCATCGGTGGCGCATCTTCCTTAAAGACCTTTGTGCCGTCGGAAAGCATGAGCAGCTTGGTCTTTTTGCGTTCGATGTAGAAATACTCCGCAACCCGAATGGAATCCTTTTGCACCCAGTCAGGGTCAAAGTCACCGGTTCCGCGCTCATTAAAGTTTGATCCATCGTTGCGGCCAGGATATTCCTTACGGAAAACGTCCTTGGGCATGAATTGGGTAATCAGCGCCTTTTCAGCGTCAGACCCGTCCGGCTCTAGCGAGTTGGGGTCAAAATAGACCGAGAACGGGTTGTCAATGGGCTTAATAAAGATTTCCTGGTCAAAGGAATCTTCCCGCACATAGTCGGTAATCACACGCCAGTAGCCCCAGCCCACGCGAACCGCGTATTCGCCAGCCGTGTCATAGGCCGTATCCGCATCGGAGTTGACCTCAATGTGCTTAAAAATGCCGGTGATGATGTCGGCAACCTTAGCATTGGCTTCGGAGTTCATGGAGTGCGCCCGCATCCGTGGTCTGGATTGGCGCATCTGGTTGGTGATCTGACGCACATAGGCGTCAATCTTGTTGATGGTAAGACAGGGCCGCGCTTCCAGGTGGCGTGAGTTCTGCACCTCAATTGGCCATTGGTTTCCAGCGGAGAACTTCAGGTCATCAAGACCTTGCTGCCGGTTCTCGGTGTCGGCTTCATTTGCCAGCTTTAGGAACTTAATTGCATCTTCGACGCGCTCATCGCTGCCGGATTCTGCTGGAACTGTAATTTTTGCCATGCTCTACCCCATCCAGGAGCCAGGAAGTTGATAGACCGGCTTTTTCGGCCCAGCCTTCCTGGGTTCATTAACCACCAATCCAATATACCGAAACGCATCCGCACCGTGTGAATATATGTCGTGCAAGGGCGTTTTGGAGAACTGTTTGGTATCTGGGTCAACATCATACCGATAGTGCCGCAGGCATTGTAGCCCCTGATAGCAGTTTTCCTTGTCGAAATAGCACTTTTGAAAGATGGTGCGAGCAGCGTTGATTGAGTCGGTAATTGGAACCCTGGGCGTAATCTGCACCTTATAGCCAGCCTGACGCACTATGTCAGCAATTGAGCGGCCAGCAGCCGCCAGGGTTGTATTCTCCGCGTCGTGCGGTAGCCAAATGGTGTCGTAAACGTAACCAAGGGATTGCATCTGGGCCAGGTAGTAAGACATGGTTTTTTGGCTATCTTCCATGTAGCGGATCAGCCTGATCTCAAACCCGATGAACTGAACGAACCAAATGGCCGTGTTATCCGCCCAGCCGAGGTCAAAGACCGCATGAACCGGCTTCACGGCATCATAGGGAACCTTGGTGATTCGTCCGTCCATCTCGGCCATCGTCATCTCATGGGCAAAGACCGCGCCATCAACCGTGCGACGGCAGAGCCCTTCCCAGACGTTTAGATAGGCTTCGTAGATAGGCTTCGTGATCCCTGACTTCAAGACCTTCCTTNTCAGCCCGCAGGGTTTCNGGAAACCACGGGTTATCGCGCCAGGTGATTTTCTGGACGATGGCGTTATCTGGCGGGGATATGACAAACCGCTGGTAGGTGTCATCGGTTTCCAGTTCAGGGTTAAACGTCACCCAGATTTCTGAGCCGTCTTTACGGATGGTCGGGATCAGCACGTTCCAAGACGTTTTCGATACCGTTTGGCCTTCTTCCACCCAGCAAATGTCCACGCCCTCAAAGGATTTGATGGACATGATGTTGTTTTTCAGCCCCGCAAAGGAAAACTCGGTGCCGTTGCGCCCACGGATGGCCGTGTTGGTGATCTCGTAGAACTCAGACAAGCCCAAAGCCTCAATCTGGTCGGATAGCAGCTTATGGACGGAATCCTTGATGGATGCCTGGAACTCCCGAGCACAGAGAATCCTCAGCGGGTCTTTGGCTCCTTTAATCAGCAGCGCCCTGGCAACCCCCCAAGACTTTGCGCCACCCCGTCCACCGTAAAGAACCTTGTAACGCTTGGGTTCAAACAGGCAGGCCAGCTTTACGGGGAACTCGGCCTTAGCTACCGCCTGGGCCAGCAACTCCCTATCTTCAGCCATCAACCCGTTCCATGCAGTTCATGTCTCGGCAATGTGGGCATCCATATTGAACCACAGGGGAATTCACCACATTTGAATCCACCAACATCTTGTTTTGCGGTGTTTCCTTGCCGCAATTGACGCATCGCCACATGGGTTGGTTAAACATCTATTGTCTCCGGTGGCTTAATAAACGTGACCTGGATGCCAGCCAGCAGCGGTGTGCCATCGGCGTTTTCCATCTGGTTGATCTGGATTGCCTTGCCGTCNAATCGGTCNATCACTTCCTTAACGGCCCAAGACTCNCCGGCCTCAGCCTGAGTCAGCANGGCTTCTACNATTCTTGGCAGTCTTTGTGGGTTTTGGACTAATGCCTTTCGCAGGGCATCGTGNAACATCTTGCCCTTANCGGCATTGGTATTTCCTATCGGTGCGGCCATATTGATTGTCTCAATCTATAAGTTCCTTACACAGAAACGGATTGTGAACTGTTCGTGTTGTATTTGCAACCTATTTTCCTTGTGTTTATTGGTAGCCTAGAAACCTCATAAACGGATCGCTTACTGGCTCTTTGGATTGTAGGAATTGTTCTAATGGGTCTTTGTCCTGATCTTGTCCCGCAACAAATGGAACGCCAACAAACAATGGCTGTCCCTTTTTTACAACAGATTCGCGCATTTTAGGTGTGATGTCCATTGTCCAGATTTCAACGTCTTTTTCTCCAAAATGTTCAAATCCTTTTTGTGCAGACTTCATTTTGGTTTTTGTAACCTTAGCGTCAAACTTCTTGCCTAGCTTATCTAGTGACTTAGGAAGGATGTTGTCGTAAAAGCCTTTCATTCCTTCGCCGCCTACTTGTAAGTCAAGGCCAGCATATTCACCACCACCTTGCTTTATTGCTTTTTCTGCCAATTCTTTTCCAACTAAGTTGGCTAAATCAGCATCCGTTGAGGCATCTTTTGTAATTGCTTTTGTGCCATCTTTCCAAGCATTAACTGACCAAACGCCACCGGTCTTTGTAATGGCAATTCTGTCTATCTGCTTACTCAGGTCATACCTCTCTGCCTGAGTCTTGCCAGTAGTAAAGGCGATTCTGTCGTATCCCTTTTCTGAGGCTTCTTGTATTGCACGTTTTAGGGCGAGTTCATGCCATGTGGTCTTAAATGGTGCGTCTGGTACGCCAGCCAAAGTCTTTTCTTGGACAACGCCGCCAATTTCTTTGGCCTGTTGTTCAGCCAATGCTCTATCAGATAATTGGTTATACCAAGTACCGTCGGGAGCCATGATGTCGTAGGTGGTTTTTGAGCCATACCCCTTCTTACGCCCAGCCTGATGCCAGTCTGACTGCACTTCTTCTATGAATAGGGTTTTCTTACCGTCTACTACTCTGTCATTTACCCTCATGTGAGCAAGGATGTTTGGTTGGTCAAAGTGGGAAGAACGGAAGTTTTCTCCACGCTTTTGTGCTTGTTCAGCCAAAACAACACGATTTGCTTCGCTATCCCCCAAATCAGAAAAGCGCTTTCCAAACATTCCTTGTGCAATGTCATTAAGATTTTGTGGTTCTCGTTCCGGCAGCGTCAGCAGTATCTCTCTGTAGTTCTCTCCACCTGGGAGGGTGTATTGGGAGAACTTAGCCGCGCCAATTTTTTGACTGGCGTTTTCCTTAAATGCTTCGTATGAATTACGCAAAGTCGGCCCAAAATCACGAATTGCATCAGGCCCAAATCCTTGGTCTGCTGCCCATTGTTCAAAGGTTTTGACTGTTCCTTGCCCCAGCCGCACTTCCTGTAAGTCCACACGGTTAGCCGCAAGGTAGTCCCGAACCTCTTGCTTTGTAACATTCGGCTTAGACTTTAGAAACTCGTCTAGTCCTGTCCATTGGATTTCTTCTGGCTTAACTCCAGCAGTTTTTTCTATCTGCGCTAGGTATTGGCTTCCGGTTCCCTTGTTTTGCAGAGGAATCGTGGCTTCTTCTAGCTTGGAGTAAAAACCTAATGGCGACTTGTAAGGGGTTGCAATATCCTGAATGGACAAAGACCCAACCGGCTTTTCTTCTTTGGCCATGATCCGCGACAACGGAATTATCTTGCCAGCCTCGTCCAAAACGCCCATAGCGGTCGCAGACGGGTTTCTAGTAACGCCCTGCACCAACAGGTCAGATAGCTTGTTTACGCCCGTTGTGGCTAGTTCTGACGCTATTTTTGTGCCTGNAACGCCCCCTGTCGCAGTTCCAATAATGTCGGCAACCTCACCTTTGCGGCCTGTTTTGACTATTGGGATTTTGCTGCCGGTGCCCTCTGGGGCCATTGTGAATGGGCTATTCCCGTACGCAAGGTTCTCAACCGTGCTGGCCTGGGGTAAAAGCAGTTTAGCCGCCCAATGAAACGGACTGGCTTTGGTTGGCATACCTTCCGCCTGATCTTCCTCTTGAAGATACCGCAAAAAATCCGCAATGCTTTTGATATACGGATTTGCGGGTATGGCAGAAATGCTATCGGCCATTACTTTGCCTTTTTAGCCGTTTTTGCGCTTTCCTTGAACGCTTTTGTCGTCGGTGCGCCCTTGGCGCCTGGTTCCCGCATCTTTTCCGGCGTCTTTCCGGCTGCTTTTTGCCGTTCGATCCGTTCTCGTTTTGCGTGAATTGCGGCGTATAGCCCCTTTGCTGGCCATCAGTCGTTCCCCTGGTTTTCGTCGATTTTAACGGTATCTGCTTTGATGCGCGAGAGCCACCATTGGCAATCCGCAATCGCGCCATCCAACGCCTGAAGATTAGCCACCATCTGAGCCCTCTGCTGATTGAGTTCAGCAAGCCTGGTTTGTATCGCTTGTTCATTCATCGTCACCCTCGTCTATCCAGCAAACGTCTTTCCACGACATTAAAAGGAACCTTCTCGCCATTATCCTCAACCTCTTGGAATTTCAAATACTCGTCAGCGGTTCCGTAGCGGATACGCTGNCCAACCTCGCANGGNTTTGGAATCCGNCTNCCCTTNTTGTCNAACTCACCAGGCCCAACGGCCACNACTTCCCCGATATTAGGGTTTTCACTCATCACTACTGCTAAAACCTGGCTTTTGACCCGCTCGATGGGTCGCACCAGAATCTTGTCACGCATTGGCTGGATCATTTTTCGGTGGCCTTCCTCTCCGTTTTTGGGGCTCTGGTTGGGCTTCTACTACTGCGACAGGCTCTTGGGTAGGCCGGTCATCAATAATCGGTTGTGGGCTCTTTTGATACTCCCCGCACCATTGGGAATCCTGCTTCATGACGTATTCGGGATACCGCTGGCACATACCAAACTTGCCGCTAGACTG